CCCCCACGCCGCCGAAATCACTTGGTGGGCCCTGCAGGACTCGAACCTGCAACCAACGGATTATGAGTCCGCTGCACTAACCATTGTGCTAAGGGCCCCAAGTCTTTTTATTTTAGCATCTTACGGCGATCCTGCGGCATCTCCAAAACCTCTACTTTAGCGGAATCTTTAACAACCTTTTCCGCGCTTTCACGCTTGGCGGCGTTGCGCGCCTCCAGCCGCTCGAAGGCCCGCTCCAGCGAGTCCGGCGAGGGATGCACGTACCGCTGAGAAACCGTAACGCTGCTGTGGCCGGCAATCCGCATAATCGTAAAAGCGTCCGCGCGCGCCTCCCCGAGGCGAGTCAACATCGTGTGGCGCAGGGAGTGAATCACAAAATCGTCCGACAAGTTCAGTATCTCACGCGCCTCAGCGTGCTGGTGGTCCAGAGACGTTACCAGGATCGGCGCGCCGGTCGAATCGCCTGGAAACACCCACTCGGACTTGGAAGCCGCCTTCCGCGCCGCCAGCATTTCCGCCACGCGCGGCGTCAGGCTCAGCGTGCGCTTGGCGTTCTTCGACTTCCCCTTGCGGATGCGGACGTAGCCGTGCCTAGCGCCGATAGCTGGCTCCAAATGCACATCCGTCCACTGGAGCGTTGCGGCCTCGCCCACGCGCACGCCTGTATCGAGCATCAGGAGCGCCGCATCGCGTAACGGCTGAGGGGCGGCAGCCAAGTAGGTCTCTTCCAGTTCGTCCGCAAGCACGAATTCCCGGTTGCGCTCGCCAGGCAGTCGCCCGATATCGGGGACCGCGGCAATGAGCTTCCACTTGCGCGCCAGCCGCAGCGCCCGGCTCAGCGTGGCCAGTTCCCGGTTCACCGAACCAGGAGAAAGCACCCTTCCGTACCGGGATAGCTGGCGGCGCCGCGTCTGCTTGTAGGCGTCGATCATCTCCTCGTCGATTGCATCCAACCGCGCGTTCGCCAGCGGAGCGTACTCCAGCAGCCTGCGATACTTTTCCTTGTAGAACGAAACCGTCTCGGGATGCTCGGCGCAAGCCGTCTCAATCTCGGCCGTGAATCGCGCCTCGAACTCCTTCAGCGTGGGTGCTGGCGGCCGGTCTTTGATCCCGACTTCTCCTTTGGCAAGCTCGGTTTTGCGCGCCGCTTCGATCTGTTCCGCGACCCGCTTGTTTTTCACCTTCGTGCTCTCCTGGTAACGCTCGCCGTTGAAAACGAACGAGTACCACCAGATGCGGGACTTTCGCGCCTTGCCCGTTTTCGGGTCAGGGTAGGTCGGACGGTAGACGGCCACGAACAGATCTCCTTTCTGTCAAAGGACTCGTTGCCACTCGCTCAAGTCCGCGGGAATTCCAAGATCCGCGGTATCGACCCCGCTGGAGATCGAAAACGTGTGTCCGCCAGCTAAGTCTTCGGCCGCTTGCTCCGGTCGCGCATAACTGCCCAGCGATTCATCGTCGTAAACGGGGTGGAACCGTTCTCCACTCTTGGCGATGTAGAACGGCCCTATGCGCGTATTCCAAACGAACAGCTTCTGCATGTGCGCCATGAACACTCCTTATACCATCTTCACCGGCCAGAAACGAACTGCGAGCGGTACACCTGGTACGCGGACGGCGTCTGCGGTTTGCCCGCGACCATCGCCTTCACCCGCGCCGCATGGTCGGCCAACTTGAAGCCGGACATGTACAGGGCGTGCAGCGCCGCCGTGACATAGGCGCGGCAGTCCAGCGCCTCGTTGCGGACGCCGTCGGGCTTCTGGAAGTACCGCTCGGCGCGCCCGTGAACCGTACGCGTCTTGATGCGCTCGGCGGTCAGCATGTCGAACCAGTCGCGCTCGCGGTTGAGCGGGAAGTGGCAGTATCCCGGCCCGGACAGGTTCACCCGCAGTTTGGAGTACACCTTCTCCTTGGCCGTGTCCACGCCGATCACAAAGAACTCGCCCTTATGGACTCCCTTCGAGGCGCGCCGCGGCCAGATCGGTTTCCCAAATCCAGAGGCGCCTTTGACCGCGTATACCTTACGGTTCAGGCGCGGCCGGCAGAACTCCAGCACTTGTGCCATCTCGTAACCGGCATCCACGCACGCCGCGGTGATGGGCAGCTCGAGCCCGCTTTCGTGCTTCCACTGGCGAAGCAGCAGCGTATCGAGATCGGACCACACCTCCGGCTGTCCCGTGTCGCCGTACAAAACGTAATAGCCGACGGACCAGGACTCCTCGCCATCGCCCCAGCCGACAATCTCGACTTCTATGCGGTCGCCCTGCACGTCGGCGCCGGCGGTCAGCAGGCACGCGCCCATGGGCACTTCCGCGCCGAACGGCTCGCGGCGCGCGTACAGCGCATCGGCGTCAAGCGGCAGCGCCGCCTCGTCCTTCCATGCCTCTCCCAGGACGGTGTTCACGAACACCTGGAGTGTTTCGCGGGTCTTGTTTGCCTCGATGAACTCGGCGGCCAACTCGCCCCAGGACGGCCAGCCCACAGGCGAGTAAAGCGCGCTGATGTGATAGCCGCGCGTCTTTCCGTCGCCGGCCGCCGTCGCGCGCCACTCGCCGCGGGCGAGCATTTCGGTCTTCTGCCAGTTCTCGATCAGCGCCTCGCACCCCTCACAGCGATACCGCGCCATCTCGGGTTTGTCCTTCTCCCAAACCACGCCGGACCACGCGAGTACCTGGTAGTGGCCGCACCGTGGGCAGGGGACGAAGTAGCGCCGCTGGTCGCTCGCTTTATAGAGCGCCTCGATTCGGCTCAGCCCCTCCAGCGTCGGTGTGCTCACGGCCAGGATCTTGCGCTGCGATCCGAAGGCCACGGTGCGCTTGACGGCCAACTGAAACGGGTCGCCCTCGTTGTCGGCGTCCGACGGCCAGCCGTCAACCTCGTCGCACAAGACATACTTCGCCGGCAGGCTGCGCAAGCCCACCGCGCTGTTCGCGCCGGTCAGAATGAGCACGCCGCCGGCGAATTCCTTCATGAGGATCGTATTGCCGCTGTCACGGGAACGCGGGTCTTTCACGCGCCCGCGTAGCACTGGCGTGCTCTCGATCAGCGAGTCCAGACGTTGCTTGCTGAACCTCTTCGCCATCTCGACGGACGGTTGCACCAGCAGCGTAGGCGCGGGCGCGTGGTGCATCAGGTAGCCGCACGTGTTCAGGAGTACCTCGGTGCCGCCGCACTGCGCCGACTTGACGAACACCACCCGTTCACAGGGCGATGATGGCGTGAGCGAATCCATGATCTCTCGCAGGAACGGCGTGCGATCCGTGCGCCACGGCCCCGGCTCCGGCGAGGTATTGTCCAGGACGCGATGGGCATCGGCCCATTGGCTCACGGTGAGGCGCGGCGGCGGCAGCAGGGCTTCAAGCGCCTCGCACCAGACCGTGAACGCGCTACATTGCTGGGTCGGCATGAATCCCTCGGAGGCATTCTTCAAGCTCGTCGCGGAGGATGGCGCGCACCTCGGCCTCCGGCCTGTTCGCTAGGCGCGCCGCCAGCCGGTCGGGAAGGATCAGGATGCGATCCTTGAGCGCCAACAGGCCCTCGGCCCACGTCTTGCGCACCTCGGACGCCACCAGAAGCATGCCGGCCCGCTGCGCGGCTTCCATCTCGCGTAGGCGCGCGAGAGCCACTTCCTTGCGGCGCCGCGCCTCGGTCGTGCTGATCTTGGCCGCCTGATCGGCTTTCGACAACTTAGGCATGCCACACCTCAAAAGCGGGGCGCCAGCAAAGGAGCGACGCCAGCGCCCCGATCGCCACCGTCAACGTGATTCCCGGCACGCGGGAGGCGGCTCGCCGGGTAAGGAGCAGAACCCCGCCCCCCGCGCCGCGGAGAAAGGAGAAAAAGCCGCGGCGAACTCGACGCCTGAAAGCCGGCTTCGAAAAATCGGGGCGGTTCGCCCATCTGCGGAAATTCCGCAGATGCGCCTCCGCCCCAGCTTCGAAGTCCCATCCTCCGGCTTTAGGCCGGAAGCTCGTTATGCCACCGGTCCGGTGATGCCGTGAACACCCAGCTTGCACCGGACGGTCGTCGCTGCGGCCGCCTTCGCAGCCACCGCGACACCCACCAGCGGTTTGCCGCCTGTGCCGGCGGTCTTGGTCAAGTAGCTGTTCGCTGCGTCCCAGTACAGCAGGTCACCCACGGCGATCTGGTCTGCCGATTTGGCGGGCAGATCAAACACGCCGGACGTGGCGATCTCCACGTTCATGCCCGCCGCCTGCGTCGTGGAAGCTACGCCGATGAGCGCCCCAATCACGACCAACTGGCCCGACGTGACTCCGCCCACAGGCGCGGACACGGTGATGTTGATTCCTGGTTGAACGTAGTTCGTCATACTCAAAGTCCTCTCGAAGTCTGAATCGTGAATTGCCTCGTCTGCGGAGACTGCAATCGGGCAATCTCCACGTCCACTCGGGCGAGCGCCGCCTCAAGCTCGGCTTGCGGGCGCCGCTTGACGCCCCGCTGCTCGAACTGCACGTCGGGCTGCCCCATCTCAGCGAGAATCGCTTCCCGCTGCGCCTGAAGTTCCTCAAGGGTCATGGCCTACGCCCCCGGATTCTTGTAGGCGCCGCGATGGTCGATGGCCCCGGCCCCGACGTGCCAGACCACCCGCACCTCAGTGCCCAGCGTGTCGAATCCCTGCCGCGATTCCACGCGCGGGCCCTCATAGCCGCTCAGCTCGCTGTACTCAAACACGGGCGCATTGCTCGGGTCGGCAAAGAGGTACCACGCGGCATCCTCACCCGCCTGGTCGAACTGCGGGATCACGACGGGGATCAGACCGCGCGCGGAAGTCTCGGCCTCGTTCGAACTGGTGGGGTAGAGCGTGGCCAACAGCTTGTCAACCGTGCCTTCCAACGCGGCCGGAATCACGATGTAGCGCGGCGGCGCGTCAATCGGGTTTCCGCTCGCGTCGGTCTGAAGCCGCATCGCAAGCTTCCCGGCGCCGATGGTCGTATCGCTTGGCGCGGCGCCCGAAGCGGCCAGGTTGTTGTGGTCGGCGTGGAACACCGCCTTGCCGTCGGCCAGCGCCGGGTTCGACATGATGACGTTCGCCAGGAAACCGGCAAACCACGCGCGAGCGCCACGGGTCATCTTCGCGGAGATGTCGTTCAACGCTTGCAGGTCGTCATTCACCAAAGCCTTGAAGCTGATGGCGAAGCCGCGGGCATAGCTCTTGACCGCGTAAGACGTCAGCTCCTTGTCGGTGATGCTGCCGAAGGTCACCTCGCCGTTCTCACCGACTTCGGCCAGCGACGGCCCGTCGCTGATCTCCATGACGTGCCGCGCGCGGAAGTCCGCCACAGTCGCACGGCGGAACAATTGCTCGACCGCGCTCGGCGTGCTCCGCAGCGCGAGCAGGCTCTTGTTGTACACCTCGGCCAAGACCGCGCTGAAGTCCGACGTCGTGTGCATGGCGCGGGTCACCAGTTCGGCCGGACTGCCCAGCGTGCTCAGACCGCGGTGCTCCAAGCAGCGCCGCGCGATATCGGAGATTCGCGCGTAGGCGAACTCGCGGCCGGCTTCCGGCTTGTGCGCCGGGTTCATCCGGATGTACAGCCCGTCCGCCAGCCGCGCGATGAGATTGTCGCCGGCGTCGCGGGTTATCACCGCCGGTTTCCGGTTGTCAATGGCGGGCGTGCTCTTCGCCGCCTCGGTGATGAGCGCGCGGCGCGCTTCTTCGAGAGGCACGTTGCGCTGGATCAGGTCTTCCGCGAAGCTCGCGGCGATGCTCAAGCTCTCCGCCAGCGCACGGATTCGTTCGTGTTCGTTCATGTTCACCTCACTTCGTACTCTCGCCCCCGCGTCTGCCGCGAGCGGCGTAAAACTGATTTCCTTCGGCGTCCACCGGGTCGCCGTCTTGATGCGCGTTCCGTCGGCGCGCTTGTCGGTTTGCCAGGTCTGCACGGTGTAGCCCGCGCTGACCGAACGAATGATGCCCTGCTGGACGTCGCGAGCGATACCTTGCACCTCGGGCCGCTCACTGAACTGCACCGTCGCCACGCCGCGGTTGCCGTCCACACTGGCGTCGGTCACGACACCCAGGACCGACCGCACGCTGCTGAAGCGGTCGTGGTTGTCGAGCACCGGCCCGCCGATCAACTGCGACAGGTCCACAGCCGGGGGGGTCATCGAAAGGCGCTCGATGTACGGCCCCTCGAAGTCGGAGCGCATCACGTCCGCGCCCGTCGAAAAAACCACCTGCACGGTCCGCTTCTCCGGGTCGTAGGTGACCGGCTCAAACGCGGCCGTTCTTACGTGAATCGTTTCGGTCATGAAACCTCCTCTGTTTTGCCGCCCGCTGGCGGCGGAAAATCTCTTGCCGCGCGATCTCGCGATCTACCGCGTTCTGGCTGCGGCGCGCCAAGTACACCACGTCGCCAAACTCCAAGTCGCGCGGCGAAACGCCTTGCCACTTGCCGCTTGCGAACTCGGGCGGGAAATGGGGAAGTCGATGGATCATCACTGCCCCTCCTGCTCGGCCGCTTGCTGCTCTTGCCCTTGCAGCGTCGTGCGCCGCGGGTCGCTGTCGTACACGTTGCCCAGCCCGTCAGCCCGCGCGTTGTCGGCCGCGATCTCGGCGTCGATCTGCTCGGCGTCCCACCCGGATGCGGAGACCGCTTCCGAACGCGAGATAAGGCCGGCGCGAATCTGCTGGACCACGGACTGCACCTCCATGCGCTGGTCGAGCATCGAAAGTTGTGGCGCGATCCAGCGCACGTCCGTGTAGTCGCCCTCGGGCAGGACTCCGGCAGCGACCGCCAGACGCGCCCAGGCTTCCCATACCGGCCGGCAAAGCTGGAAGACAACGATGTGGTGCTGGATGCTTTCAAGCTGCCGGCGGTATTCCAACAGCGCGTGGCGGCCCGACGCAAACGTCACCTGCGAGACGTCTCCGCTCAAGATCTCGTAGGGAACGTTCAGCGCGCTCGCGATGGCGCGTAGCTGCTGGCGGACGAATGGCTCGTAGGTCTGCCCGACGTCGGGCGGTTCGCTGAACTCGACGGCCTCGCCGGGTTGCAGCCGCACCATTGAGCCAGGCTCCAGTGTGGGGACTGCGTTCGTCTGGTTCAGCGGGTTCGATCCGTCCGCCGTCTGCACGTAGCCGCAGAACAAACTCGCAATCTTCTGGCGCACCAGCGCGGCTTCCACGAACTCTTGAAGCTCGCGTAACGGCACCAGCGCGGGCGCCAGCCAGGATACGCCCCGCTCCACGCCAGGTTGAATCGGAGCGTACAGGTGGATCACCTGCTCGGCCGGGACCCAGACGCTCTGCATGTTCGGCGCATCAGCCGGGTGTTTGCGGTAGAGCCAATAGGCCACACGCCGCCCTGCCCCGTCGTACTCGATGCCGTTGAGCGTCTGGCCGTCCACGCGGGACGAATCCAGGTACTCGCCAGTGAGCAACTGCAACTGGAGCGGGACACGCTGCCCCGGCTCGACCAACAGCCGGACAATAGCCTCGCCGTCAACCAGCATCGTCCGCAGCGCAGCTTGCTGAAGCCCGTAGAAGTCGTACCGGCCGGCGAAGTCTGCCGCGTCGGTCCACAGCAGCCATTCCTGCTGTACGCGGCGCTTCAGGTCGCCGTCAGCAACCCGCACCTGCGGCTTGATGCCGACGCCCACGCTGCCAACCGCGAGCGCGTCCACCGCCCGCCGCGCCCAGGGGTTGTTGCGGTAGGCATCGCGGGCGCGCTCACACACCATGGGCGCGGGAATCGTGCTCGCGAATGCCGTAGACGGCGCCGCCCAGTTCGCCAGACGGTTCCCGCCCCCGGCCGCATCCCACAGCGGCCACGATGGCCGCACCTCGTCCGTTCGCCTCAGGAGGCGGTTGAAAAGTCCTCTGATGTTCATGATTAACCTGTCCCCTCGAATTTCGGGGTCTGTCGCTATCGAAGTGGTGCAATCTTCCTACCCGCCCGCGCCGAAGCGAAAAAATCCTTTGGCCGGCCGGCGCTCGGTCGAAAAGTACGCGGGGTCCGCGGGGTCCGAGGAATGCAGTGCGCTATTTCCCCTCCATAGCGGGGTCTGAGGGGCCCCCCCTCACTACTTCCTCTGTGGAGGGGATATAGGCATGTCCAGCGCGGACCCCGCGGACCCCGCGTACTTTTTTGACCAAGAATCGGGGCGGTTCGCCCATCTACGGAAATTCCGTAGATGCTCCGCGACTCACCGCTTCGTCTCCGCTCCGGGAATATCGTGCTCTTCGAGGGAGTCGCCCAGGACGCTCAATGGCCCGCGCCATAGGTCCATCCTGGCCCTCTGACCTTCGTGCACCCGCTCAAAGCACCTGTGGTACTTGAAGCCCATCGACGCCAACTCGCGCGTCATTTCAGCTTTCCGGATCATGGTAGCCGTCACGCGCGGCAGCGATGCCCACAACCGCAGTTTGTGCGCATTGACGAACACGCTGCCATCGAAGACGAACACGAACGGCGCGGGGATCGAACCGCCTTCTATTTCGTCCGCTGTGTACGGGTCACGCCGCCATTCCTGGACTTGGATCATGAACCGGAACACCTCGGCGTCCGATCGCGCCACAGGCGAGCCAGCGCGGCGGAAGCACATCGGCAGCAGGTCCGCGATCTCCACCTGCATTTCATCGCCGGAATTGACGATCGTCGCCAGCCTGACCATCAAACCGGCCGCAGGCTCCCAGATGACCTTGATCTTGGCGCGCGGCGGCGAAGGGATGAGGATCCGAAGGTACTTCAGGATGACCGCTTGCGACTTGGCGAACGAGAGCAGTTCCTGCGTGCTCTCCCACTTTACCCGCTGCCCGGCGGCATACCCGAAGATCAGGTCGCCGGACATCTCGAATTTCTCCCAGACCAGCCCGACATCGGCGAACACCGGCATGGCGTTCAGGTCCGCGATGGTGCTGCCGTTCATGCTGGCGGCCGGCATCGAGACGGCCTTCCCAGTTACCGAACGCTGCCGTTCCTGCGCCGCCCATTGCAGCGCCTTCTGGATTGTGGCCTGCCCGTAAGTGCGTCCGTCGGCGAAGTGCTTCTCGTCCCATTTCGGCCGCATCCGCTCCGACATGCGGAACGCCTGATCGATGCTGGCGGCATCCAGCTCGAGGTGGTATGCGAGAAAATTGCAGAACGCCAGGTCGGCACGGCTCGGATCTGGTTTCCCTGCCGCGTAGTAACCACAGGCGCCGCCCAGCCATAACTCTTCGAATTTCGGCGCGTTCGCGCGGGCTGCCTCGATCTTGGCCCGCAGCCCCGCCCGCTCCTCCGCTCTGAACTCCCGGGGAGGCTCGGGAGTCGGTACTGGCGCCTCGGCAACGGCGGCAGAAATAGCCCCCGTTGCGCCACAGGCGGCCGCAGGCGCGCCGATGTGGGCCAGCAGCCATTCCAGATCGCCCCCGTGCTCCGCAACGGCCAGCGGGCTTGTGGCGTACCTTCTGCCGGTTACAGTGAAGAATCTGCCGCGCTCGTAGATTTCGACCTGCCCGTCGCCGCACGGGCGCCGCGTCCCGGTTCCGGCGATCAGTCCGGCCTGGGCCCAAATCTTGATCCCCCGCCCGGACGGGGACACCTCCGCGTAAGTGTCGGAGAACCTTTCCATGATGGGCACGGCCCACGACTTCAGCGCCCCGTCCGGCGTCAAGCAGTCGTCCAGGTCGATCCCGACGAACGGGTCGTCCGGCGAGAACACGAAGCCCACGCCCGTGTCAGGCCGGCGGTCGGCCGTCGCCATGACCTCGGCGAAGGTGCTCCAGGTGGACGGTGTATCGCTCTTGGCGAACGCGCCCGTCGGAGTCCGCGGGCACTTCGTCCACTTGCCGTCTCTTCGCTCGTAGGTCCAGTTGACCCACTGCGGCCGCGCGGTGAGGCACTCGGGCAGCTCCACGCCGTCTTCGGGCTTCACCATCGCCGGCCTCGCCGGCATGTTCAGTACCGCGCTCACCCCTGCACCTCCAGCGCGTCCTGGACGCGCTCCAATACCTCGCGGGGCACCACGCCGTCGCGCAGGAAGTCGCGCGAGGAAAGCTCGTGTTGCGGAAACGGCAAGTCCAGCCAGTAGGGATCGAATGCACCAGCATCCAACAGCGCGTCGACTACGAGGCGCACCAATCCATTGGCACGAGTGTAGTTCTGTTGCCGTTTCATTTTCTGCCTCCTCCAGGCAGACTTTCGAGCCACTCGAAAGTGGTCGCCAACGAGTACCGCACGCACGCACCGATCTTTTTCCACTGCGGTCCCTCGCCGGCAGCGCGCCACCTGCGCACGGTCTGCACAGAGACGCCGCACACGCGCGCTATGACTCGCTCGTCCTTGTTCCATGCCCTGTAATCAACCTCCGGCGGAATGGCAGGCACACCTCGGGCGCCCGCTGTCGTGCGGGTCGTCTTTGTTGCCAGCATCTGTTCAGGTGTTCAGAACGGGTTTGTGCTCGACGTGAAAGTCCGGGGCGATGATGACGTCCCCGTCGTTGCGAATCCGCCGGGTCGTGTGCGACCCGCCCCGCCAGCCGGCGCCCCATACACTGGGATTCTTCGCCTGGATGCGGCGGATGCGCTTCTTATTGCCAACCCCAAAGAAGCCACCGGATCGCAGTCCATCCGCAATCGGGTCGTGGCGGTCATCACGCGAGAGGGACGCGTCAAAGATGGCCGCCGGGATGACCGTCACAAACGGCACCCCGGCCGCATCGCAGATCTGGACGGGTTGCGTCTGGTCGCGCAAAACCGCCAGCATCGCCTCGCCTTCGAACCGCACTATCGATCCTCGACCTTGATGCCCTTGCGCTCCAAGAACGCCGCCACCTTCGGAACCGTCAACTCGATGAACGTCGCTACGTCGAACTCCAGGCGATACCAGTCCTTCGGCGGCCACTCGCCCCGAATCCGCGCCAGGTTAAGCTCAAGCCCATCTTTGTATGGATCCGTCTTGCCGGGGTTGTCGATCATGAACTTGTCATGCGGCGTGTTCATGACGATGGGATCGGGACGCCCCTGCTTCGGAAAGGTCCGGTCCTGATACCCGCGAATCGCGAAATCGAACGCGCCATTGTGGCGAAACGTCTGATACATGCACCAGTCCCAGGCGCCCGCCTGAGATAGCCCGTCAATCGCCATCAATTTCAGCGCCTCAAGCGGCTTGTACCGGATGTGGACGCCAGCTCCGACCCCGAACTTGTTTATCTGCACAAGTTCACGCCGCAGATAGCTCTCGAACCGGCCCTTGGGCATCTCGATGAGTTCCAGCAGATCGCCCCGCGGCAGGATGAAGTAGTCGAGCCATTGCCACCGTTCCTCGTCCTGGGGAGGACTGGGAATATGGTCGCGTCCGGTCTCCTCGCGGAGGATCTCGATAATGCTCGGTTTGTGGCGCACGTGTCCGTCCTCGGTTCCCTACGATGCCGGATGCCTCGGGCCTTTACGTCTATTAGTATAGACTTAAAGCCGCGCAAGAGTCAACCCCCACGACACCTGCTTGCTGCGAACATTTCCGCCGGTCCTTGTAGCGCCCGTTCCGGCGGTTTCACTTTAGTGGAATCTTTAACAACCCTGCGTATATCTGCGCTTCTCAGGGCTTCTCACGGTTTTGGGCAAGTTGCTGAAAACACGTGCAAACGCGTGAGAGCAAAAGGTCTGGATTTTGGCCCTGATGGGATTATGAGTCCGCTGCACTAACCATTGTGCTAAGGGCCCCCTCCCTCGATTGTACTGCCTCCCCTCTCCGCCCTCGCTGGCCGCCCTCGAGAATCTCGCCCTCGCAAACCTCTTGACATGTCCGG